AATAAAAAAAAGAGGAAGACGAGATAGCTGAAGATAAAAATACTATCATCGTCGTCAGCTTCATCTACATCTTTGTCATTACACTTAACATTATTTCCCAATAAGTCATTATCAAATATAAATTTATTGATATCTGCTAATTTTCTATATACTTTTTTAGTAAAATCAAAATTTACATAATCCAGAAAAGGATAAACCTTTGGGTTTTCTTTATTTCAGAGTCAACAAATAAGACACTTTGTTTAAAACCGCAAGTATTTCATCACGAATATTTAATAGATCGCTATTTTCACTCTGGCTAAATACCGGACTCAATCCCGTCAAATATTTTTTGAAATCATCCAATGCCTTTTTAAATAACCCATTGTCTTTGTAATTCTTCATGTGAAGTGTTTTAATACTCAAAATTTCATGTTTGTTTTTCTCGTTCACATTATTATATTTACCAAGCAAAACCTCTACAAATTGGTCCATTAATGTATTTAATTCACCATATAAATCATCAGTTGCTTTGTGAACTGAAAATGTTAATGTGTTCCAATGATACAATTTTACAGTAATCAACATTTCTAATAGTTTGGTAATAATGTGTTTTTTGCTCGTGTTGACTCCTTTGTTTTTGCTGGTCTTATTATTAGACGATTGTCTATATTTTTTACTCATCGACATGATATATAATATACATATATTTTTTATGTATATTATATATACGGGTCAGTCACTGGGTAATATTGTATTATTTATTTGGGAAATAAACATAAACACGATCCGGCTCGATTCGAATTAGATACTATTCCGAATGATTTCGTTTTGTTGCCAATCACATTCATTGATTTCGCATATTGTTGCCCGGTTACGCAACCTTTTGAATCCGTTAATGCGACAGTCAATGATGTATTTTGTTGTGTTCTGAGTGGCCCCTTTCCTTTTAGTCTAGCTAAATATCGGGCATAACTATTATGTTTAATATCTACTCCTTTACCGCCAGGTGCCTGAGATCCAGGACGATCGCGCGTAATTGATCGCTTAGTTGAATTACCATGAGAGGGAACTATTTGGAAATTACTTCGTAAATAATTGCTTGGCAGCGCACGATCACTCATTTGATTCCAATTCACATTGTTAAATGTTAATACTGGTTCTACATATACATTTAAAGCTCCCAGATTCATGACATATTCGGAAGTAGCAACACGAACAGTATTCCATATTCTTTTTTGGGTGATCTCTATTTGGCATCTAGCACTTCTACCGCATCCAGCCGAGCCACATGCTTTACATTGTGAAATGCCGTATATTATTCCTGTATTACAACTACAATCATTGGTATAAGACATAATTATATATTATTATAATAATAAAATTGATGACCAAATATTGGTTATTCATCTAGTATCTAAGAAAGAATGACTACTAAACATATTATTAACTGTCCATGCTGTTTTCAAATTTTCAAAAAAAAAGGTTGTTATGAAAAACATATCATGTATTGCGAAAGAATTGAAAAAAGCAATCATGCTCCCAGTATATCTCAATTATACGAAATGATTCAAAATCTTACTGAAAAATATAATACGGTTCAAAGTGAATTGGAATCGATTAAACGGCAGAATAATATCAAGAATAAAAAAATGGATATTATCACATGGTTGAATTCGCGTGGTGTTTCCAGTAAAAACATGGACATGATTCAGGTAACGAAATCTATAGATATTGGAGAAAATGAATTAAATATCATTTTCGACAAAGGATTTATCGAAGGTATGGTTGAAATTATCAAAAACCGTTTCAATATACAATTAGAAACCGGGGTCGAATTTATCAAATGCTTTCAACAGAAAAAAAACATTATTTATATATTCCACGACGACAAATGGGTAGTTTTGTCTATAGAAGACTTTACTAAAACCATACATGAATTAAATGTAAAGATGTTTACGGCATTCAATTTATATCGCGAATCAAATGCTGATAAGTTATATCAAGATGAGTTTCAGGTGACTTTTACAAATAATTTTAACAAACTTATGTGTAGTAATATAACATTCGAACAACAGTGTGTACGCATTAAAAATAAACTTTTTGGCGAATTCAACGAATGTTTCAAGTCGGTAGTGGAATATCAAATCGAGTAGTTTAGATCCATATTGCGTGTTGTCATCACGCATAATCATGTACATTGTAGTGACTTTTTTTTACAAGGATTTATGTTGTAAAAAAATTGAAGTTATTTGTTGTATATAGTAGTATGTATCATTTAGTTAATAGCTTATAAAGCATTTCTAGTTCCCAATATCCAGCAAATATGAGTTCCTATTCTGTTTTCATTCCTCGTGTATTCTCTAACATCCGTCAGGAGAGAATTAGCGAAATATTCGATAAAAAATCTATTGGAAAAGTGAGTTCAGTTGACCTGGTTCCTAAGAAGAATCATAATGGAGATACTACGCATTATTACAACATGGCGTTTGTTCATTTTGAAAGATTATACGACACGAGCGAAGCATTAGCGTTTCGCAGCGAGGTAGACAACATCGATGTAAAGGCGAAGCTGATGTATGACGATCCTTGGTTTTGGATTGTTCTTCCATTTGAACAAAAAGAAAAACCTACTACAAATACAGATAGAGTGCGCGACCCGATGGACCACCCAAGTAGTTCTGAGCCAGTTCTACCTATCCAACAAACACGGTATCCTACTGCTGTTCAGAATATGTTACCGTTTTATACGGAACAACCATTACTACCATATTGGATCATGTCGCCACATGGACCAATATGGCAATGGGGATATGCCCCTCATCCAAATATGGTAGTTCCGTCACATCCGCTCAGTAATTTCAACAATGGTATGATTATTGATACTATGTTACAACATTATCAACCATCCACTAGTCAACCATCCACTAGTCAACCATCCACTAGTCAACCATCCACTAGTCAACCATCCACTAGTCAACCATCCACTAGTCAACAACAGAGACACAGTAAGAAGATGATTCCGCGTCAAGTCATGTACGGAAAACTAAATAATAACCACCGTCAGAGTCCTCGTAAAAGAGTAAATGTTTCGTCAGAGCCAGAGCCACGAAGTGTAACATATGCTCGTGAAACGAATCATGTTACCCAATTCAGTACGGGCGATAGAGAAGAAGGAGAAGATAGTGAAGATGAATATCCTTGAAATATCAAGTAAGAGTAGATTAGATAGTAGATTAGATAGTAGATTAGATAGTAGATTAGATAGTAGATTAGATTGTAGATATATTTTATGTAAGTTAAATAAAAAATAAAAAATAAAAAATAAAAAAGATGAAAAATCTTTTTTTGTATATGTAAATTGTATAATGAGTTTTCAAAAAGGCCTAAAAAATCCGACAAACAGACCTTTGATTATAAAAGTCAAAGCCAGTAACAGCGAATCTATCTTACGAAATCCAGGACATTCTAGCGTATTTAGCATGCCAGTGATAATTAGACATAAGGCGATATCTAATATGTCTCCCAAGCGTATATCCAAGGCATCGCGCAGCGTTGGTGGACGAACTATCCGCAAATACAAGAATACAGTTAAAACGCAGAAACGCAGAAAGACGCAGAAACGCAGAAAGACGCATAGAAGATAGATATACTACACTTTTGAATATTTAAAATGGCACAATTAATGCCAAAAAGGTTGCCATTCACAGATCGTGTAAATATAGTCGTTGAATAAATAAAAATTATATTAACAAACAAAATTATCTTTCGAATAACCTATAACAGCACACGCTATTCTTTTTCCGGAATTTCCTGTTTTTAGACTATCAGCATTATGTCCTTGCCCGCAATCATCCGGATCTTCATGGATAATTAAACCTCTGCCGATAATATTTGCCTTGAATCCGCGTAATTTAATAACATCATCATAGAATGTATATTTTGCTTCGCCTTTTTTGTTAGTTTTTAAGTTACCAAGATCTCCAACATGCCTATTTTTCATTCCAGGGCAACCATGAGTCATATTATATGGATTAAAATGAGAGCACATACTTGTACATTTATCGCTTAAATCACCAGCTTCATGAACATGAAATCCGTGTAACGAATTTGGTTGTAAACCTGTTATAAAAACATCAATTTTAATTTTATTTTCAGCTTCGGAAAACTTGACAGTCCCCTTAATATTATCAGTAAAAACAGCAATGGCTTTTATATTTTTACTCGTCATATTATAATAACCATAAATAAATATAATAATAATAATTACTAATAGTAGTTATTATTAATAGTGTTAATCGGTATTATTTTTATTTGTAAATGTTTTATAAAAGATTATTGTATTGTATTGTATTGTTGTAGTGTATTGTTGTATTGTATTGTTATATTGTCAGTCACAATATAGTAATATGTAGATGACAGCATATATTCTTAAACAACCGGATAAGAAGCTTGCATGGCAATTCCACATACACCCGGGTCGTTCGTGCTGTCACTGCGACCAATCTTAATATATCCATTGTCACCCCAAGAAGGACCCCAACTGTTCTTTACCAGCCAATATTCTGTTCCAGACTCGACACCATATCCAACAATAAGAACACCGTGATCCAAATTGGTTCCACACGCACTACCTGACAACACACCACTAGTATATAATTGGAATGCCTTTGTATCTGCCTCAATAGCAATTGATACTGGACCACGAGATACAGCCTCCTTAAGATTAACTTGATTGTTCTTGGTAACGTCAACACATCCTGAAATGGACACTACAGGGTCACACTTCTGGCAGTCACCACCTACCGCATTATATGGATAAGCTGTCTCTTGACACATACCATTGTCAATGGCATACTTAAAAGCATCATCCATAAGACCACCATTACATCCGTGATTACCATATGACTTGGAGCAATCTACCAATTGTTGCTCAGAAAGACTAACGAGTGAACCCTTGGCAATGGCCCAGGCACCCTCCATCGCGCCAGTGGCACTAAACGACCAACAAGACCCACATTGGCCTTGATTCTTTACAGGGGTAACAGCTCCATGATTACGCCAATCATAACTATCCGGAACAGAATGTCCAGCCGAAGCAAACTTGCCACAACCGCTTGAAAAGGCACCTCCAGTGCGAATACCATTAAATCTAGAAAACTCGACCGCACTTAAGTCAGCAAATGGTGTAACTCCCAAATGATATGAATTGCCCTTGAGATTTTCCGAGTTAATATATTCCATATTATCCTTGAACAATTCGAAACGCTTCTCTAATTCAATTAAATTGGAATAAGACTTGTCAAATCGTGATACAAACTTCTGGAAATTGATCCAATGATGATCAGTCTCGTTCACGGAAAATGCCAGTGTACTACTGGCTACGC